TAAATCACTTTTCTGAGAAAATACTACCCCAAGGTTTTTTTAATATATATTAATTCTGAATTTTCTGTGAAACTTTCCGTAAAACTTATAGAATATTCGCTTTATCAATTGTCACTTCCTTTGCCACATTCGAGATTATTTTTTCATAGTTTTTTACTTGTTCTTCACTTATGATCCCCGACATCGCGTTACTAACAATATTTAAATATAGATCATTCTTCTTTGAATCCGGATCAGCACAATCTGGATGCTTCTTTTGCCACTCACTGATTTGTCTTATATTCTCATGCGCTACTTGTTTAATTGCCTTTGTTAAAACAGGTTTTGAAACATTCTCTTTTATCTATTGATCATCATTTTTAATGTATAAAACCTCTCGTTTCATATCGCTACAATGTATTGGTCTCATTGTTTGATCCAAATTCACTGATGTTTAAAGCATCTTTACATTCTTCATTTAAAAAGAACTGTAAATTAAATGTTTTGTTACTAATATTGTTATTGATAGAATTTATTGTTATTTGAATTTGTATTTGTATTGTCAGTTGCTATTTTAAGCATTAAATCACAATTTTGTTTTAATAACATCATTATCAAATCCTTATCTGATGTTTCTATGCAAACCTTATAGTGTTTCCATAATCCATTTCTGGATGTGTATTGTTTTTCACATTTTTTACAAATAAAATCTGTTCCTTTTTGTTGGCAACTTTTCGTATTTTTTGCGTCACCTTGAAGATTTTTTTGATGTTTAGCTGTCAATAAATGTTTATCATAACTACTTTTCCTAACTGTATTATAGTCGCAAATATTACAATGATATTTTTGTTCGCAAGAATTATCTAATATTGGTGTATCATTATTTGAAATATCAGTTAAAACTTTTTCTGGCATAATTTTGATTGGTAATGGATGTACACTATTAAGGGTAGCGCCTAAAGAAATAAAATGTTCTTGTTCTTTTTCTCTTGCTTCCAAATGACTTTTACAATTATAAAAATTAACTATTGTCATTTCCCAATTATCCCATCCACCATATTCTCTTATTGTTTTGTATAATTTTGTATTATAATCTGGTGTTTTTAAATTAATACATCCTTGTTTATGTGCGTGTTTTCTTTGAACAAAATTTGTCGTGTGACCTACATAAATATCCTTTATTAAAGGATCTTTACAGGAAATTTTGTAAATAATAGTATTGGAATAATCAATTTCAATCTTTGGCATAATTATTTATATTATATATATTTAAATTGAAATCTTATAAATATCTTATAAATATCTTATAATATATTTCCGTGAAACTTATAGAACTCCAGATTTATCAATTGTCATTTCCTTCGCTACCCCTTTAAATCACTTTTCTTTCAAAAACCTACCTCCAAGTTCTTTTTTAATATATATTAATTTGTAACTTGGATATTTATACTTTATAAAGTAAGTACCAATATTATTTTTAGTAAAGTAAAATTTGCGCGCAAATTACAAAAAATTGAAATACTTATAAAACATAGTATGAAAAGTATTAATGTCATAATAAGCAACCTAAGTTATAAAAGTTTAATAAGTTATTGAGAAAATGTCAGTGAAAACTATTATGTTTGAAATTGAAGGATTAATCAAGAATGCCGTTATGTCTTGTGCTTCTATGTACGGATTTTCAGCAGAAGAAGCATTAGCAAAGATTGATTCAAATGGTAACCTTATCAAGCCAGTTGTAGACAAGGAAGCAGAGAAAGCAGAAAAACAAAGAGTCAAAGATGCAGAGAAGGTAGAGAAACAGAGAGTCAAGGACGCAGAAAAACAACAAAAAGAAGCAGGGAAGGCTTTAATCAAACAACTAAAAGAGTCTTTAGTGAAACAACAAAAGGCGGAAATAGCCTCTATGAAAGAAGAGGATATTTTGTCAAAGGCTGCTGAAAAGTTGGTTTTAAAACAAAAAAAAGAAGGAGAAAAGATGAAACTTAAGGAACCCGAAAAAAAAACAAAAAAAATTAAAAAGGTTGCGGTCATTGAAACAAGTCCTGTTATTATGTCGGCCTCAGAAGATGAAGTACCCTTTATCCGTTTCCAAAATATTCCGCTAATGAATGAAATCAATTCCATTTGCGATGTAAAAAAATTTAAAAATCACAAAAAACTTTCAGTAGGAGTTAAGCTAGCCAGACAGATCTTGGATATTTAAGGTAAGAATATTTATGAATTATTACTAATAAAATTTGGGGGAAACCCTCTTTTTTTACTTTATAACCAATAAGCTTATGCTTTATCAATCGTGACTTCCTTTGCTACATTGCTAATGATTTTCTCATAATTTTTCACTTGTTCTTCACTTGTGATCCCCGACATTGCGTTGCTAACAATATTTAAATACAGATCATTCTTTTTTGAATCCGGATCAGTACAATCTGGATGTTTCTTTCGCCACTCACTAATCTGTTTTATATTTTCATGTGCGACTTGTTTAATTGCCTTTGTTAAAACAGGTTTGTTAGTTCCATTCTCTTTTATCCATTGATCATCATTTTTAATGTATAAAACTTCCCGCTTCACATCGCTACAATGTATTGGTCTTCTTGTTTCATCCAAGTTATTCAAATTCTTATTTATTATATTGGAAATACCTTCTACATAACCTAATAATCCAGTTTTCTCTAAATCATCCAAATCCATTTTGATTGAACTAACAAATTCACTAATATTTAAAGCATCTTTACATTCCTCATTCAAAAAGAACTGTAAATTGAATGTTTTGTTAGTAATATTGTTATTTGAATTTGTTGTAGTATTGTTAGTTCCATTTTTACAAAGTTCCATCATATTTTTACTTTGTTCAATAACCAATTCTTGTAATGCTTTATTATCCTTTAACAATAATAATATTAATTCTTTTTCAGTTGGTTCTGATGTTTTTGTTTCAACAGCTAAATATGCTGTACATTTCTTTTTATGTTTATAATAACCACTCTCATATTTATACGTATTTTTACAGACACATTCATATTTTTTTGGCGACTTTTCACTATCCATTGTCGCCGATTTACTATCCAAATGGAGATTTCGGTGTTTTAGGGTTGCCAAGTGTTTATTATAATCGCTAGATTTATACGTAACATAGTGACAACTTTTACATTCAAATTTTTGTGAGATTTTCAGAGATTTTTTACTATCCATAATGGATAGTGAGAAAATCTCCTAAAGCGTTTAACGAAAAAATCAAAAAAAGTATCGTCACATATTTTTTCACTTAAAAATAAATTTTAGAGCATTATGATCACAAGTCATTTTTCAAAGGGTCTTTTCAAACTCTCCTTTTGGTTTCTATTTTTGGACATTTATTTTTGTCCAAAATCAAAAACCAAAATTCCCCTTTAAATCACTTTTCTTTCAAGAACCGACCCCCAAGTTCTTTTTTAATATATATTATTTTTCAATTTAAAGATATACCAATTTAGATATTTTATAATTCACTTAAAAACATAAAACATAAAATGTTATAATATAAATAATGATAGTAAATTTCAAATTTTTTTACGAAAAAACTGATACAAATTATGATGAATACAATAAACTATGGGGTGAAAATATAGATAGAATGATATTTTTACCGCACGATTTACCATTATCAAAACAAACAAATAGCATTATAAACGACATAACTGATAATAAAGATATTTTAGCAATACGTTTCTGTTCTTATCGAACTATTACACATAATATAATTGTCAATAATATAATGTTAGGAAGAGGTTTTATTTATGCTGATAAAATATGGCATCCAAAAGAAGTTTGGATATATAACCCAATAAATTAGATCGATCTTTCTTGCGAAAATATATATTATTTAAGTATTTACACCCTTGAAGATTTAAAATGGGACAAATAATTAATCAATATTTATTCTTTTTTTATTATAAATATGACACATAAGAGCGAAGATTATAAAATTTCTGCTGTTAAATATTATTTGAATAACAAAGATAATATTAGAAAAACTTGTAAAATCTTTGATTGTAAGAAATCTACATTACAAAGATGGATTAAACGATACAAAACTTCTAAAAATCTTACAAGAAGAAATAGAAAACCAATATCATATAAAATTACTAAACCACAGGTGAAAACTGCGTTAGAATTATTAAAACAAAATGAACAACTTACTATGAATGAATTAGCGATTGATATGAAAAACAAATATCCTACATTTGATATTACGCCTCAACATTTAGGACAAGTGATAAGAGATAATAACAAAACAAGAAAAAGAACAAGACACGAGCATTTCCCAAAAGAAAGATATAAAAAACCAATAGAAAAACAAACTGAATTAAATAAATTTTATAGTAGGGTTAAACAATTTCCTATGAATAAGATAATTTGTTTAGATGAAACAAGTGTCGGTTCTGCTTTGAAACCCACTTATAGTAGATGTGAAATAGGAAGAAGATGTGTAATAAAAACATCAAATCAATTTGTGTTTCGTAAATTCACATTATTAGTAGCAATAAGTAATTCAAAATGTGTCGGAAAAGAATTATATGAAAAAGGTGGTATGACAAAGGAACGATTATTAGAATTTTTAGAAAAATATGTATTTCCAAACTATAAAGATCATCTTATTATTTTGGATAATGCTGGAAGTCATAACAACGAATTAATCAAAAATGCTATAATAAAGAGTGGAAATCATTATTTATTTGCCGTTCCTTATACACCTAAAACAGATGCGATAGAGCAATACTTTAACCAAATTAAATCATATTTGAAAAAAAATAGAAATGTTGAAAATTTTCAACAATTAGAAAGGAATGTAGAAAAGGCAATTAACAAAGTAAAACCAGAAAATTATAAAAACTACTTTGAATATGCTTATAATTTGAAAGAAGGATATGAATGGAAAAGGAACCCATCAACAAGAAGAAGAAAATTAAAAATTTATAAATAATATACTTAAAATTTATTTATTATTTTAAGTATATTGTAATGCGTCTTAAAAGTGAGTTGTATAAAAAAGAACAGGAAGAAATTGTAGATAAAATTGTGAAGATATTGGATTTAAAAAATAAAACGGAATATACACTTTATGAATTAGATAAAAATGAAGAAGTCCAAAAAAAAATAATGGAACTGATCCCAGAAATAAGAAAATATTATGCTTTTAACAATTTGAAAGCAGTTGGAGAACCAAATAAAAGAAAAAGACCTTGGTTGTCAATAATAAAAAATTTATTGAAATCAAAATATACAATTAATAGTATTGATTTTAGAATGATAGATAATGATGTTGAAATTAGAACACATAAATACATTTTTACTTGTCTATAATAATTTTTTTCATTCCTCTTGTTATTGCTACATAATATATATTTTCATCGTCTAATAAATCAATATCATTTGCTAATCTTATATTGTTATTTTCCATACCTTTATATGAGTGAGTTGTATAAAATTGTATAATGCTATCTTCACAATTTACTATATTATTAGTTATATTATTCAGCATTTGTTCTAATTGATATGATGTAATTGATGTGAGAAATTTGGGTAAATCGTCTTCAAATTTATCGTCATCTTCATCAAAATTATTTCTATTTTGTAGTTTTTTATGTAAATTTCTAATTTCATTAATTTTTTTATCAAAATTATAAATCCATATATTATTTGTTTTTTCTGCTGTTTGTAGTAATACTCTCCAACTTCTAAATAAATAAACATATTTTTCATTATCATCAAACTTATCTATAAAATGTGTTTCATTAATACTTTTGGAAACCATCCAACAATCATTAAATTTACTTCTAATTATTTCACAAGCAGGGTTTCCAACTCTAAATGTTGAGTAAAATTCAATTACTAACGCTTCATTTGGTAAATAATTAAACGCATTAATACATCCCCTGAAATCATAAATAGATTGTTTAGGATCTCCAACAAATATTTTAGGTATAGTAGTATCATTCAAAAGCATTTTTAACATAATCATATCAAAATCTTGTGTTTCATCAATCATAATTAAATGAAATGTGTTGTCTATATAATCCTTAAACCATCTATTTATATATGCTCTTTTTCTTATACTTTCAAAAGTAATAAGTTTATCTTGATTTGATTTTTCCCACATTTGTTCCAAAAGAGGTTTTTTATCTCCCAATTTAGTTAGACAAAATTGTTTAATGTCATTATTAATATGATCATTACAAAATTGTAAAAATTTTTTACAATAATATTCTCTTACTTTATATGGTTTTCCATCTAAAAACGGAATAACTTTACCTATGAACTGCGGTCTCAAATCAAATATAGTTGGTTCTACTCCTTTTAACGATATAAACAATTTGTATAATAAAGCATCAAAAGTAAATGGTTGAATGTTATGAATATTTTGAGACTTAATTTTATCTTTAATTTCTGTTATTAAACTCTTGTTGAATGCTATATACAATATTTTTTTATCACTTTGTGATTTTGCTATATTTAATAGAGTTGTTGTTTTTCCACTACCAGCAACTGATTTTATTGCTAATATGTCATTATTTTTAAATGAATAAGTATTAACATATTTTCTGTGAATATCATCTAATAAATACATAGATTTTTTACATCTTGCGTAAATAATTTTGCTATTATCACAATCTTTTTTAATATTATTAAACATATTTAATCCTTCTTCTGTAATAATATATTGGAGACAGGTATTTTCTAATACATCTTGAAAATAGCAAATCTCACCGATCCATACATTTCTTAATTTATTATCAATTTGTATTCTATAACTTTCTCTATCTGCTAACCAAATCCAACTTTTACATCCTGTATATAAAAACACATTATTCTCAACAACTTTTACTGCTTTTTCCCAATTGTCGTGTGGTATTTCACATACAATTAAATTACCTATTTCTATCTTTTTTATAAATTGATTTTCAACATTGAATATCCAATCAATTTCAGTAGTTTTATCTCTACTAATTATATCATCAACTGATATTTTTGAGTTTTGAAATTCAATACCCATATTATGTTCTTTATCATAACCATCTACTATATGTTTTTTTGTGTCAACTTTTCTTACTACTTCTCTACAATCATTTTTGACAAAATTTGAAAACATATTATGAAATTCACTTAATTCTTTTTTAACATTCTGATAAGTGTCATTTTCACAATTTATATGTGTATCTTTTATCGTATTTTGATGATAAAAATGTTCCGTATAATCTTTATCACCATTACGAGATTGTCTAAAATGTAATTTTTTATCACAAGTGTAGCATATAAATTCACTATTTTTATCAATATTAAATTTATAAATATCTTCTGTGGTAATCAGTTTATCATGTAATATACAAAAATTCGGCATTCTTATTATGCTTTATATGTTAAAATATATTTAAGTAAATATATTAATTCAATTTTATTATTTTTGCGTAAAATGACTTAAAATAAAAATATTAAGGAATATTATAAGGGATGGAAATAAAAGAAAAACCACCTGACGACTTTTTCAAAGGAATTAAAACATCCTTAAAAAGTGTCTTGAAACATCCTGACATTAACTTACCGAAAATTACAAATGCGGTAATTAAGTGTAATAAAATAGTTATTCAAACGATGATGTTTATGAAACTTTTTTTATTGGATCATTATGATAAGCATAATTCATTACCTGTTATTAATGATGAATTTATTAACTCTTGTATGAAAATTTTATGTAATGAAAAAACAACTGGAAGACCACCAAAAAAGGAAATTAAAGAACTCAAAGATAAACTAACTGCTTTTTACAAAACAGATTTTCAACCTCTTATTCAAAATGAAAACTTGGATTATACACATATGAATACCATATTAGATTATCTTACAATTGATATCCTTACGATGTATGAGAATAATATTAAATTACATTATGTAGAATATGTGGAAAGATATGTAAATGTAGTTTGGAAAAAAAAGTTTATTGTTAATAAAATAAGAAAGTTGAATATTACACAAAAAGCAAAGGAACAAAGAGTAAATAATTTATGTAATCAATTACGCAAAATTAAGAATGATTTACTGAATATTGAAACAACTAATTACAAATCTCATTCTATGTATCATAAATGGATCAATCAACAAAAACATTTTATTACACCATATAAAACAAGTTATAAAAAGAATAATATCGTTTATGACTTAATGTGTAGTCCGTTTGATTATTTTTCTTGTATGATTTTTATGATGAAACAAATTGAAAAAGAAGAACAAACTATTTATAATGTATTTCCTATGAGAAATGAAGTAATACCAAAACATATAAGATTAGATACAACTACATTAGTTCATTTGCTGATGACGAAAAAACAAGGAAATAAAAGTGATTATTTAACAAAAGGCAACCTGAAACGCAAAGAAGACAAAATATGGGAATTCTTTTTTAGAACGGAACGAAATTTTTTCAAGAAGAAGTATTATGAATTTCACCATATGATAGAAACAGACGGAGTAAGTTGTTCTTTGTTATTATTGCGTAAAGATTTAGTTGGTAAAAAATTACCGATGATGAAAAAAGGGGTATCAACTGAAACCTATATTGATGAACTAAATGATTATACTAATTTACAAAACAAAAAGATTGTAGCAATAGATCCTGGAAAATGTGATTTGATTTATTGTGTTGATAATTCTAATAAAGAAGCAAATAAGTTTCGTTATTCACAAGACCAACGAAGAAAAGAAACAAAGAAAAAGAAGTTTTCAAAAATACAACTGGAATTGAAAGAAGAAAAAATACAGGGTAAAACAATAATAGAATGGGAAACAGAATTATCAAAATTAAATAGAAAATCACTTAACATAACAAAATTTAAGGAATATATAAAAAAGAAGAGTGAAATAAATGGAATGTTATTTACATTTTATGAAAAATATATTTTTAGAAAATTAAGATTACAGAGTTATAGAAATACAAAACGAAGCGAACAAAAAATGTTAAACAATTTCAAACGCATTTTTGGTAATGAAAAAGATGTTGTAGTTTGTTTTGGTGATTATGAACAGAAAAAACAAATGAAATTCAAAGAAGCAACCAAAGGAAAAGGAATGCGAACACTTTTTAGAAAAGCAGGTTTTCAAACTTATTTGGTAGATG